TATATTACTAATAGAGGATTAACTGCTGGTGTTACCTATACTATTGTTGTTGGTGCTGGTGGTTCTGTTAGTGCTAATGGTAACGCTAGTAGTGTTAGTGGTTCTGGATTTACTACCATAACATCGATTGCTGGTGGTGCTGGTGGTAATGGTGGTTCTAGTTTTGGTTCTGCTGGTCAAGTTGGTTCAGTTGCTGGTGGGGGTGCTGGGGGTTATTACGGAATGGCAGTTCCTAATTGGCAATCATACCGATACTCTGGTGGTGCTGGTTCAGGAAATATAGGTGCTGGTGGTCAGTCTGGTAGAGGTGTAGATCAATCAGGAGGTGGCGGTGGTGGTTATCAAACTGATGGTTCACAAGGTGGTTTTAGAACTGGTGGTAATGGTGGCAATGGATTTACTTCAACTATAACAGGTTCTTCTTTTGTTGTTGGTGGCGGTGGAGGTGGTTCATCTAGAAGTACAGCAGGAACAGGTGGCACAGGTGGTGGTGGCAATGGAACTTATGACGGTGGTCCAGCAGGTAGTGCAGGAACTGTTAATACTGGTGGAGGTGGCGGTGGTGGTTATGCTGGAGGAAGTGGCGTTGTTTATATTAGAATTGCAACAGCTTTATATTCATCTACAATTACTGGTTCACCAACAGTAACAACTGATGGAAGTTTTACTATTTTAAAATATACACAAAATGGGACGTATGTACATTGAGACAGAACTGGCAAATGTGGCAAGGTGTTTCACGTGAAACAATATCTTTAATACAATCAGAAGCTGATAAAGAATCATTTACTGATGCAAAAATTTTTTCTGGTGATAGTAAAAAAATAAGAAAATCAAATATCAAATGGTTGTCTAATAATTTACAAATAAGAGAAATACTTTGGAGTTTTGTTTCTCAATCAAATAGAAATGCTTTTGGATTTGATGTCACTTCGATGGGTGACATACAATATACAGAGTATGATTCTAAATATAAAGGTCATTACAATTGGCATCATGATATTCAGTGGGATAATACAAATGCATATGATAGAAAGCTTTCTATTACTATACAATTATCTGAATCTGATGATTATGAAGGTGGTGATTTTGAGTTTAGTGAATGTGAAACACCAGACAATTGTAGAAAATTAGGAACTGTATTAGTATTTCCATCTTATTTACAACACAAAGTATCACCTGTTACAAAAGGAAAAAGAAAAAGTTTGGTCGGATGGTTTGAAGGACCACGCTGGAGATAACAATGGTTGACCCAATTAGTGCAATGGCAATTGCAGGTTCAGCGTTTAACGCACTCAAGCGAGGTGTATCTATTGGTCGTGATATAGAATCTATGGGTAAAGATTTATCTCGATGGATGTCAGCAATATCAGATGTTGATAGAGCACATCATGAAGCTAAAAACCCACCAATATTTAAAAAAATTTTTTATGGTAAAAGTGTTGAAGAAGAGGCTGTTCAATTATTTACACAAAAGAAACAATTAGAAAATCAAAGAGATGAACTACGTAAGTTAATTTCATCTATGTGTGGTCCACAAGCTTGGCAAGAATTACTGAAGATGGAACGTGATATAAGAAAACAAAGACAAGAAACAATGTATGCTCAACGAGAAGCTCGTCATCACTTCCTTGAGTTTTGTGCAATTGTTTTATTAATAGTTTCTGTTGTTGGATTAGTTACTTTGATTCTTTATTTTTATTACAATAGGAGATACTAATGAGTGCAGAAGAAGTAGCAAGAAAACTTTTAGAGTTAAAAATATTACCACGTTTTATGATGTTATGTATGACAGGTGTTTACATACGTTGTATCGAGTGGGCATTATCTCAACCAGATTTATCAACACAACAAGCAAGTCTTATATCTGTTGTAACTGGTGCTATGACAGGTAGCCTTGCTGTCTGGTTAAACTCGGAGAAACATTAATGCTTGGTGTTATTAGTAAAATTCTTGGGTCAGATAAAATTTTATCTAAAGGCATGGACCTTATTGATTCCATGCATACAAGTGAAACAGAGGCAATAGAAGCAAAAACACAAGCAAAAGTTGAGTTGATGAAAAGTTATGCGCCATTCAAAATTGCTCAAAGATATCTTGCTTTGATGTTTGGTGGTACTTTTTTATTATCTTTTTTTCTTGTGTTATCAATGACTTTGTTTGGTTATGGTAATACTCTTGAGATAAAAATGGTTTTATCTGATTTTTATATTGGTGAGATAATGTTGTTAATTGTTGGATTTTATTTTGGCGGTGGGTTAGCTGAATCAATTAGAAGGAAACCAAAAGAATGAGTGATTTTGATTATTGTATAACAGAAGTATTAAAGCATGAAGGTGGATATTCAAATAATGTAAATGATTTAGGAGGTGAAACTAATCTTGGTGTCACTCATAAAACATATACAGAATATTGTATGGAACAAGATTTTGTTGCTAAAGATATGAAAGATTTAACAAAAGAAGATGTGTCTCCTATTTATAAAACAAAATTTTGGAACGCAATGAAATGTGATGATATTCCTAGTGGTTTGAATTATTTTTTATTTGATTTCGGTGTTAACTGTGGACCATTTAGAGCAATAAAAAAACTTCAACGTTGTGTTGGCACTCTTGAGGATGGTATTATTGGTCCTCAAACAATTGCTCAAATATTTTCTCATGATGTACAAACTATTATCAATGATTTATGTATTGAAAGACAAAAGCATTATGAATCTTTAGATAGTTTTAAACATTTTGGTAATGGTTGGACAAGAAGAAATAAAGAAGTTCGAAATAAATCTATTGAAATGATTAAATAAAAAAGGTGCTAGAGCAGAAAGGAAAACTCTAGCACCCCACATAACCGAGAGGTACTTCAGTTATGTTTGTCTTGGTTCTGCAAGTTGCACATTATAATATGTGTTACCTTCAGCAGAAGCATTTTTCCACATAGAAAATCTCATTTTAAATGTATCTGTTGATATATATACATTACCGCTAACATCTGGTCTGTTATTAGATGTGTCACTATTTTTGTATATGACTCCAATAGATTGGTAGACAAGAAAACAATCATTGTTATCTCTATCTTTATGATCCATAACAATTAATTTTTGTCTGTCTGTTTCTTTATCTGGGTTCTTTGATTCTACTACTGAATAACCAGATAGTCTAAGAACGTCTTTTTCATTGGCAAAAAACATTTTACCAGTGTTAATTTTATCTTGTTGTTGTTCCATTTGTACCTCCTTATAGTTCATTGTTGCTTAGTGCTTGATTTATTTTTGTATCATCTGGTTTGATGGTTCTTCCTGTTGCTTCTCCCAGAGTAGTTTTTTTGTGTGGTGGATTGAATATTTGTTGTGTTGCTGTCTCCGCATCATCATCAACAGCTAATCCAAATATAGCAAGTAATGAATATCTTTTAGCATAGGTTATTGCACTTCCCATTGCCTGTGGATTTCTTTCATCCTTTACTTTCAATGGACATCTAGATGTTTTTGTTTCACCACTATCAGTATGTGTAATAGTAGTAGTAACAAACTCATGTCTGTTGCCTACAATTGTATCAACTTCAAAGTCAATCATTTGTGAGAAAGTTATATTGTGTTCCAATGCTTTACGACATGTATGTATAACAGATTCGAGTGAAGCATAATCACTCTTAAAATGAGGATTAGTGCTATCAAGTGCTGGGTCTACATCATCTCTTGATTGAAACGTTGCAAGTGCTTTATCTAGTGTCATTGTTGTTTTAGTCTTTGTTGTCATTGTGACCTCTCTATATTTAGTCTTTGATTGTAATGCGTCTTCCACGTTTATTTCTTTTTACAGATATAACATCGTTGAAGACTTCTCTTTCATTATCTTGAAGACAAGATAACAAACCTAATTTAGCATCTTCATATCTCTTTGCACTATCTTGCATGTCAATATAAATTGCTGATTGTTCTGTGAAAAAATTTTCTGATGACGCGTCTCTTGCTACAAGGTCATCAATCTTTATGTCTTTAATACTTATTTCTTGTGATGCTTCAGTTTCTGGACGAGATTTATCTACAACATGTTTCCAAAATCTCATTACCAATGTATGTAATTTATTCCAGTAAGAAGAATCAAATTCAATCTTATGATAAGCATAATTGTTTCCAACTATCAGTGACATATATCCATACTGAACATTCCACATTCTCATGTATGCTTGTATCTGTGGCATGTATGTTTGGATTACATCTTCTGTTTTTTGAAAACCACCAACATGCTTACATTCAAGAATACTAAATTGTTCATTAGTATTTTTTCTTCTTACTAATGCATCTGCTGTACATCTGTAAGGAACACCATCTATTGTTTCAATTTGTAATGGTTGTGTGTACTCAGCATGCAAACCTGTTGTTTTGCAAAACCAATTGATATTAAATTTTTCTGTGAATGTTCCTAACTGTACTTTGAATATGTGAGATAAATCTTCTGGTTCTTTGTCACCAACTTTTATATCATACAATTCTGCCCAGTTACCATTGAGTATGGTGTATAAATCAGAGCCACCAATAAAACCCTTTCTATTTTGTGTCATTGTTTTGTCCTTTCTTAACAACACGTTAACATGTTTTGATTCTATTTGCAATGCATTTATGCAGTGCTTCATACAATAATTTTCTTGGTTTCAGTTTCCAATCCATATGTTCACAAAACTCAGCAAAGGATGGAAAGAATCTGCATTGTCTTTCTACTGTCTGTATTCCTTCGAGAGTAATATCAGCAGGAAAGTTTTCATTTATCTTTCTTGCTAATGCTTTTATTTTTGCTGTTATAAGTTTGGGGTCTGCGTCTTTTGATAGTGTTATCAACAATAACATATCTTTCAGCCTTTGCTCAATTATTGGGGTTGGCAAAGGCTGAAGAGAAATCATTACAGCTTTCATTGCTTTCTCTAGATTTTCGATGGGAATAGTATCTGGACCACTATTGTAAGACATCAAATCATATTGTTTATTATAAATTGGTTTGACTCCAGTAGTTGATTCACACATATCTTCCAATGAGTTATTGCGATCTAATGCTGTCATAGAATTGTCTGTAAGTTTTTTTACAGCATATTTTTCTTCATCATCATTTAACTGAAGACTTTGATGTATATGATTCAATGTTGTTGTTAATTTTTTACTAACCATTTTATTTCCTTTCTGATATGGTTATTGCACATGGTGTCCTCCACCATGTACAAACGTAAACAAGTTGGCTATCTGATTGTCATTGGTCAGATAGCCATTTTAAAAATAATTTACACACCTCACTTTCATGTTCTAATACTATAAAGTTTGGACCAGTCTTTTGTTTATAGACATACACATCTGCTGGTTGTTTGATATGTGTCTTTGTCAGAAATGAAAAACCATTTCCATTTGCTAAATACTTTGATTCAACTAACAAATGTTTGTCTTTCAATTCTATTCTTATATCTGAACGTAAATCTCCACCTAAACTACCAGACATTGGTTGCCTTCGAGATTTGATACCAAACTGTTCAAAAAATTTTATCCACCACTTTTCGTGGTACGTGCCTTTTCTGCTAGATTTTCCCATCCGTAATAATCCCAACAATCTACACAATAAACTTTGTTACTAGCTGTTACAATAAACAGAGAACTACTCACATTGCAGTTCATACAATCTGCTTTTCTCTCTGCTAGTATTTGCTTGCCTGATTTCTTTGATTTGTATTTCTTTTTGTAACGCATTTGACCAACTCATAAAGTTCATTACATTGGGAATAGCTTGTTGCCGTTCCCATTTTGTAATGAGTGTTCTGTCACAACCAATCAAATCTGATAGTTCTTCTTGTGTAATCTTTAATTTTTTTCTTTGATTAACAAGAATTGTTATCATATCTGAGTATTGCATTTTCAATTTTCTTAGCTGTATCTAACCTCAAACTTGTTTCAGCTTTTGACCGATAGTATGTAGATGTTGGAACACCAGCTTTTTTAAAAAAGTAAAGCAATGACTGTTGTTTTGTTTGTGCTAGTTCTTCGAGTTGTTTCATATAAGAAATCATTCTAGTACAATATTGCAAAATTGCAGTCATGGCAAGATGTTTCAAGTTCATGCTAATACAAACAACAACATCATTATCAAATACATTGTGACAAAAAATGCGGCTGTCGCTAGAAACTCTGCGAATATATGATACCATTTCATATCTTTCTCCTTGTAAATTGATCCCTTCGATGTTGACCATCTCTTCTTTCTAAGTTTTTAATGTTAACATTATCTTTTTTCTTTTTAGTTGGTTTGATTTTTGGGACAGAGTTTACAACTTCATCCCATGAATCCTTCAAACATTTTTTGAATTCTTCAAGTGTCATGTCTATACAATTATTCATTTTAATCTCCTTGATAATTCCAAGGTCTGTCTGGTCCATCAGATTCCTGATTTGCCATTACTTCCATGTAATCATTTTGCACACGCATACCAGCTTCAAGTTTTGACATTTGATGTGGTGAAAATTCTGAAATAATTTCTAATAAATGTTCATCTTCAAGAGGTTTAGTTTCATTGTAATAATTTATCTTTGCAATGTATCTACCGAATTGTAAAACATTTAAGATGACTTTATCTTTACCTTCTGTTATCGTTGGTACTGGAAGTACCGAAATGTTAGGCATAGTATTTCTCCTATTAACTCTATCCCTGTTATTACTTAGGCGTTTGTAATAACAGGGATACCTTTCATTGATTGTTAGTTGAAAATTGGTGCAGATAATGATTGTGATACCTTCACCATGCTATTTCGCATCGTTGTGATAGGATTATCAACTCCTTCTGGATGCGATGCCCATTCTGTTATAGCATTGTATAATGCCCAACAGTTTGAACCTAGTTCCCATTTGTTTTTGATCCATAGTTTTACCAACAGGTCTGTTTGTTTGTTGTTTACTTTGAATTGATTTGTATTGTGGTCAAAGTTGTTTGTTTTTGTGATGTATTTTTTGATGAACTCTGTTGCTTGTTCATCTGTTATTGTTTGCTGTGACCATCTCAAATACTTATCACTTGAGTTATAGAATATATCAACTGAGCTAGTGATGTGTTTTGCAACACTATCTGTATTGATATTCTTTGTGTGTTTTTGTGTCTCTCTGACAATGTTGAAGTTACCAACCATGCCATTAGAACATATCTGTCTTTTACCTTGACCAATAACTTGGAATGAATAAGAACCATCATAAGAGTTAAAGAACAATAGCTCGAATGTAATTGTATCTCTTGGAAGCGGTTCTATCTTTACGGAAGGAAATGTTACCCTGCCAAATAGCTTACCACCTTCGATGACTTCATTAGTATGTTGTGATGTTGTTGGATAAAGTTTTGTAGTTAGTACATAATCTCTTGGTAAATCAGATAACCGAACACCTTCTTCAACAGCATCAACAACTTCTTTGTGTGTTAATATTTTGTATGAAGGTGAAACAATTTGGAAGTCTTGATCTGTATCAAGTCTACTAACCCATTGGAATCTTTTGGAATCACATTGATTTGATTGAACAACTGGTCGTTTACCAACTGGAAAATCATAATGTTTATCCATGACTGTTATTGGTTTCATTGGTGCAATACTATTCATTGTCTTTTCCTTTCTCAATAGTTTCGCTGTGTTCTAAGATGATATAAGTATCATGGTTTTCTATTTTACCATCAAAGAATTCTGTTGTGTTCATTTGCCAAGGTCTGTAAGTGACCACAGTATGAACAATTTTTGTTCCTTGAAAAAAATTAAAAGTTGCTTTTATTTGTGTTGGTGTAGATTCAGCAAACCCAACAATCAATTCAATCTTTGTTACATCAAGAACAATGGATGATTTATTAAAGTTTTCCATTTGTTACCCCCAATTCTTTTTGTCACCAGATTCTTCATTTATGTCATAACCCAAATGGTAAGCATGAATTTCTGGTTTTGTCATGTGTTCTTCAGTAACTAACTCTGAAGTCATGGTAGCTCCTTTATAGTAATGAGGTTTCTTTGGTCTACCATAGTAACTATCCATTCCACCACGGTCATAAGGTCCACCATGTCGGATTAAATCTTTTGTGTCTAAAATATCAAAACAAGTCATTTGATTTCCTTTCTTCTTTTTATTATTGTTGCATATATGCAGTAGATAGTCAAATATAAAATCATTTGATTTGGATGGCATATACGATTTAGAAAGTTAGTCCTTAGGAAATTCATGGGGAATCACAGAACTAACTCTCAACATCGTACACATTGTAAGCATAAGAAAAGACTCACAAGCTGTTGCCTGTGAGCCTTGAATAACCAGTGTTATGCAAACTGTTTGATGATGTCATCAACTACTTTCGTTTGCTCGGTGTTACCATTCAATTGAGTTATTGCTTGCTGAAGGTAGTTTATCCACCAATCATCAACTTCCAACTGGTCTTTCTGCCATTGTAAATCTTGATGCAGTTTTACCAACTCAACGTCGTCAATATTTTCACGATTGGTCTTAGCTTCAGAACACATAATCTGGATTCTATCCTCCATAGCTTTGATTCTACCTTGCTTTGAATTCTGAATAGACTCAGAATCATTCTCTTTCCCATAAGCAGTTTGTTTCGTGAACTTCAGTTGGGCTTCTAGTCGCCAGATTATTTGGGATATTTTAGACTTAGAACGACCCTCAGATTTAAGAAAATCTTGGGAAAGACCATTACGATTAGTATTACTTGACATTTGTACCTCCTATGTCGAACGTTATAGATATCCCTCGAAGAACACGGCTTTCGAGAGTTATCAAATCACGCATAGCGTCCTGCGTTCGCGCAGGTCGATTTGATAAGTAGCGAAAGTTGTGTTATCGATTGGGATATCTAAGGTTCGAGATGGGGGGTTCGAATGTCTTTAGTAATGCTTACTCGTGATGGACTTTGCCTAGGTTTGCTTAATCTGACTTGGGAGTTCTTAGTCTAAAATATCCCAAATAATCCCTTTCCCCGTTGTTTCCTCGTGAAGTTCACCGAACAAACTGATTTGGGATTATTTGGGAATGATTCTGTCTTCAGAATCATGCAAGGTATTCAAAGCTGGAGGGGAATCACTGAGATTATGTGTGAAGCTAACCAATGTGTAATATTGTCAGTTGACAGGTGAGACTGCAT